TATATGAGTTAGTATCTTTGAACCAATGGGGCTTGACCCACCATGCGGCGCTTAGGCCAGTCCAGAGAAATACGAACCACCAGTTACGGATAATGCCTTGGATAGTCCACGATACTTGCTCGCTGAATGTAAGAACATCGCCAGTAGCTTCATGGATGTACTTCTTTTTCCAAGGGTTAAGCATTGTGCTCCCTAATGTGTTGTTCAAACTTACCGCCAAGTATGCCTACCTCAACCGCTATATCTTGCTGGCGCTCCACTAATGTTTCGACCATTGGGATAACCTGCTTGCGGATAGCATCATTAAGGGAACTGCCAGTATTGGGAGTTACCTCATGCTTAATATCGCGTATATCCTGAAACTCTTGTCGTAAGACATTCTGAACGCCGTGCTTGAACACGTACCAAATGCCGGTACCTGTAGCTCCAATAGTGAAGACAGCGTTATACGCGATGGTTGTTATGTCAGTGCTAGTCATGGCTACCCTTATGCGTTGACGGTACGGAACTGAACCATGCAAACGCCACCAAAACCGGAGAAGCGCTTATCTGGTGGGGACATACGAACAAAGGAAAGAGATTCAATTACGCCTTGAACCTGCTCACCGGTGGTAAAGTCTTGAAGAATAATAACGTCACCATTTGACTCAACCGTTTCAAGAGCCGAGATACGCTCCTTGGCGTAGCCTTCATAGCCAGTAACCATGTTGTAACGATCTTTGTCAAAGTCAAAGATCAAAACCGGTATGCCAATCTCGCGTTCACGAGCAACTGCTGGAAGGGATTTAAGTTGGTAACCATTAAAGGTTGTTGAAAATAGCCCATCGCTCGTTGGGTAAAGAGTGAACTTAAAAGCAAGCGATTCAAGAGGAATGTTTACGCCAGTTGCAATGTCTTGAGTTACATCAAAGTCAGGCGTAATAGTAATAAGATCATTAACATTTAACGATGGATCGACTGTAGATATTTTAATGTTGCCAGTTACCGGTGCAGTAACGCGAGCTTTGATTAACTTGAAGTGCTTATCCTCAAGCGTGAGGTAACGGATCTGGCCAGTTTGAATATAACCGCTAGAGCAAAGCGCACCGCTAGAGTTGCTGTTCTTTGGATCTGTCTGAATGTAAATGCCCTGACCGTTGATGGCAAACATCAAGCGGTTGCTTTTTCCATAGACGGATACGCTAGTAGTTGTAGCAGTTGATCGAACACCATTGACCAATGGTGGGCGAAGGTTGCTTGCATAAGCAACTTGGTTAGTTGCAATTTCTTTGCCAATGTCAATCTTGATTAAGCCAGATGAGTATGTGCCGTCACCGTTATCGATGTAGTTGGTAATGGTGCAGTAGGCATAACGATCATTGAAGGCAATGTCATAGACATAGCCATCGGTTCCCGATGGAGTAAGGTAGTTACCAAGAGCTGGGTTGTAGCCCTGCGTCACCAAAGTGAATGGGCCGTAGGTTACATAACCAGAAGATACAAAGCCTGACGTATCGATGGTTCCTACGCGAATACCTTTGTTGGTTCCAAAGACCATATACTTGCCAACGTATGCACCAAGGGCAAGAATAATCTCACCCTTTGGCATATCGGCAGCAGTTAGTGCCTTGTTAAGCAGTGGCACTGCGCCAGTTGTATCAAGGGAAAGACGATACACGCTGGATGAGTCTGAGCAATAGCCAGATACATAGATCGCATTTGGGCCTTCACAAATACCAGTCCACACCCATGCTGCATTTGAGTGAGCATAGATCGGCGTTGAGTTGTTATTGGCAAGGGTAATTGTGCCAGTGGCAGAAGGGTTAAATGCCACGTTAGCGTTCTGGATGTTAAGCGCTACGTGAGTGTTGTCGCGAACGTCGATGACTTGCCATGTGCCGTTGTATGGTGAGCCTACTGAGGCTACAGTTACAAGGGAGCCAATGCTGAAATTGTGTGGCGCAGAAGTAGTCAACTCAGCCACGTTGCTGTTGTAGCTATTGTTGTTGGCTGTGTATGCGCCAAGGATGGTGGCGCTTACATTGAAACTGACAATAGGCACAATTTCAAACAGGTAGTTGTTAATGCCGGCAATCAAGCGCTGCTTGACCCAGTTCAACTTAACCTTAGTAACGCTTCCCGTGTTGGTTGTTGGGATAGTAAAAATTGATGTGCCGCTGGTCGATAAGGTCAGCGGACCTTTATAGATGTTGGTTGCTGTGGCTACATAATAGTTGCTGCCATCTACTGCTATGTCAAGGATCGTTGTCGATCCGCCCCATGTGACAGTAATGTTAGAACCACCTTGAACCTTCTTGGTCAAGGTTGTGCCATCGGCAATAAGGGCAAAATCATTGGTGCCGTCGTTGCCACCTTTGACAATCAAGCCGTTGCTTGATGAAGAATAAAGCAACTCTGTATCAGGGAGCAGATCCACGCGGCCAAGGTTAAATACCTCAACACCGGCAGACTTGTTAAAACGAAGGTTGACTGTGTCACCTTCTACTGGCTCTTCATAGCGAATACCAGCTCCATAATGGAATGAGGACTGGGAGCGTAGCCACCATCCTGTAAGGGTTTGCTCGCCCGGTTCTTTCTGTTGATCGATCTGCTGCTTGCGATACTGCGCAGTTTCGCGCTTGTAAGGGTACTTATCGTTGACCGCAAAGAAGAATGGCAAGCCACCAATGGCGCAATCATAGGTATTTGAAGTATTAACAAACGTGTTACCAACGGTATTTGGCTGACCTACTGGATCAACTGGACGTTCAGCAATATGCTTAATACCGTTGTATGTCACATCTACTCCTTATGTTAAGAGGTTCACCAACGTTCTTGTACGCCCGTGAGCCAATTGTGTATATACCTGCGTGGTTGCGACACTTGAATGTCGCATAAGTTCTTTAACGGCGATCAAATCGCCACCGCTTTTTTCAAGCATTGTGGTGGCAAAGTAATGCCTCAAGCTATGGAAATGCTTAGCCTCTGGGCCAAGGATGCGACGCATCTCATTGGCCGCTTTTTTAGAAAAGCCATTGGGGTCAATCTGCCAAAGCCTGTCCAAAGTGTTATGTGATTTAATCATGTCAGCCACTACAGGGCTGATGGGTATAACAAGATCGGTATTGCCTTTGCCTATGACGTTCAGCATTGGGCCTTCATCTGTATCAACAAGATCAGCGCCACGAATTTTGGCTGCTTCCATGGCCCGCAGGCCTGCCATTCCGCCTAGGATAAACCAGTCCCTATAGGGCTGCTGAGCCTCTGCCAGCAACTTGGCATACTCAGCCTTGGTAACAGGCTTAGGAACGCCCCTACCGGCTTTTACGTCCGGTAAATCCATTGATGGATTATTGCCATTGATCAGATCAAGTTTATTAAGATGTTTATAGATTGAGCGCAAGCGAGAAACATAGTTGGCCTTGGTGGACTGCTTGGTAGCAGCCAACACAATTTTCTCTAAATCTTCTCGCTTGGCCAATGCAGGATGTACGCCGATCCGGCGTATGATCTGCCAGTCTGTCCTTATGACATAAGGGCTAAAGCCCGATGAGTCATACCGGTTTTTGAGCTGGCGGTATATCTCGTCCATTGAAACAAGATCAATATCGTCCATGGACATACCCCACCCCAATGCCACATATAAAGCTAATGATAGCTATTGCCATGTGGCAAGTGTAGCAGGTCTAACTTGCAGGCAACTGTTACGCCGTTGGATCTGCCGGAGCGTTTCCTATGCCAACGAAGTTGGATGGGAGTGTTTGATTTGCCGCAATTTGGGCATCGTAGTCAGCCTTCGGCATAGACACATACTCTCCGTTGCCTTTATCAATAATGGCAAAAGTTTTCATTAAACTATCAATTTGCTCATAATCTACAAAATTTATATTGTCCATATTACAACTCCGCACTAAAGCCAATATAGGCTGAGGTTGAATTAGAATTTGTTAGTATGTAAGGCCTAAACTGAGTAAGCCCACCAGCAGTAGTTGCTTCAAGATAATATACATCTGGTGTTGAGTTTAATCCTGATTGAGCCACGCTTGAAACCACAACTGTTCCGCTTGTGTCATAAAGCGACAAGTTTGCGGCATCAATAGTTGAAGAAGGAACCGTTCTCATTGTTATTGGTAACTTTACTTGGATACCAGCAACGGTTGTAGATTTACCAATTCCAGCACCATATTGTTGATAAGCAACACCAGTTGAACTTCGGTAGTAATAACGCTGGCAGGCTTGTAACTCCCCCTGAAGTGTTCCGCTATTGGTGCGGAATGGAAGAGCAACTGAGCCAAGGTCAATCTGAACGCCAGTCACTTCGTAATAATCGTTGGTGCTGGCAGTACTAGTTGGAGTGAAAACAAAGTTGATTGCCATTTGAGAAATGCTTGCACCCAATGTGGCGGTTGCAGTAAATCTTTGCCAAGTAGCAGTCAGGGCTGGAGTTTGCAAAATTGCGTTAGCCTGACCAGTAAAACCAGTCAATACATTTTGGTCGGTTCCTGTGCCTGTCACCAATCTATACTGCAAACCCTTTGAAGAGGCTGAGTAATCGCTTCCTGCTCTAGCGTAGAATGAGAGGGTAACGGTCTTTCCAGCGTAAGGAATTGAGTTGATAGATTCAAACGATTGTGCAAACTGAATGTCGCTTGTCTGACTATTTCCTGAAGTTCTTTGCACTCTGGAGCAGTACTGGATAAACGGCAGGTTTGTTGTGTCACCAGTTGCTCGTTGGCTGATGCTTGCGGCAGATTGAGAAATTGATGCTTGCCATCTGTCTGCGGCGTACTTGGTTTCATTGCTATAAGAAATGTTTGTTCCACGCTGCCAAATTTGAAACGCTGAATTGAGGACTGGCTGGCTAAATGCCTGACCTGCCCACGATACGCCTGTGCTGGCAGAAGAGTTTGCAACGAGTGTTGAGCCGTCAGCTCCTACTGTGGGCAGATAGCCCCCATTATATTTAATTGACATATTATGACAACTCGCTTCCGAAGGCTTGGAATGTAAGAGCGCTTGCTGTTGCTGTGTTAATAGTGATCACATCCGTTGTAGCCAAGGTAATACCATTGGTGTAAGTAACGGTGCTGTAAGCAGGGACTGACTGTGTATAAACCAAAGCATTGCTGGCAGCGGCTGACGCTCCGGCTTTGCGGATATAAACCGTAGCGTTAGCTGCGGTGGCAGTCGTATTGGTAATAGAGATTGTTGACACAATAGCCGATGTTGCTGCCGGTACTGTGTACAAGTCAGCGTTGGATGTATTTGCAGGAGCCGACTGTCCTAGGATTTTATATGCTGTTGCCATTTGGTTATGCTCCCATGTTCAAGAAAGATGTAACGTTTGATACATCCGTTGCATTGCTAAGTGTTGTTAATGCCGACGTGTCGGCAATTCCATGTACTGAGGTAGTTGCTGCGTAATGGTTCTGAGCATCGGTCAGATCCTGAGCAGTAATGACGTGGCGCACTACTGCGCCAACTGCGTGGTTTTGAGCAGTGGTTCCATTGTAGGCACGGGTAACAGTAAGGGTTAACCCAGAAGCGCCGGTAACAGAAACTAGCTCTTCCGCAGATTGATTGTAATCAACTGCAAGTATGAAAGGATACTGGGTTGGATAGCCAGTGGTGGCCGACACAGTCATGGTCGTAGCCGACGTTGTCATTGTGCTTGTCAGCGTAGTATCCTGCGCTGTGGCTGAGTAGTATCTTGTCATTTATCTACCTATCGGCTGTAGTGAGTGCGTGGTGGGTATTGTTCTGCTTGACGTGCCATTTCCACCGCAAGGCGTTGCTGGTACATCTGGTAGAAATAACGGCTCATATTGGTTGCTGTGCCAACCGGGTTGCTTTGATCCATGGATCCTGCTTCGGCAGAGGATGCTGGAACGCGACCCATATCAACATAAGCCGCTGAGCGGTATGCCGCTCCGAGAATGATTACTTCTCGGGCTGAGTCTGGCAAGCCAGTAGTCGTAAAGTCATCTGTGTCATATTGAAGCTGCGTAGGCTTTTTAGTATAAACAACCTGCACTGTGCGACCCGGAATAATTCCATCGGAGATAGAAATTGTCTTTCCGCTGTTCCATGCTATTGGGTTAGCAGTACGGTCAATGCGGTAATGGCGCACTGGTAGCCATTCCAAAGATGGGCCGATGGTCTGCCAAGAAACTGCTAGCGCATCAATTGCCTCAGATGGAAGCTGATAGGTTGTGCGTGAAGCGATAAATGGAAATGTGGTGTAATACACGCCAAAGAGGCTTGGGTAGATAGCGTCAATTGCTTCGTTAATATCTTTGCGGATCATTGCCCGTGGGAATGAAGGTGAAACAGTAACGCGCACACCAACGCTGTGAGGTACAGGCGTTGTATCTCTAAAGCCACGACCATACGGTGGCACGGTGGCAGTGTTTGTTGTGCGGTCAAATGAATCAACCCAGATCAACTCTTCATCAATTTCCACAATACCGCGCGTGAGGACTGTGCCATCGGCAACCACAAAGGTTGTATCCGTAGCGCCCATTGGCGCAGTAAGGAATGTGGCTTGGTCTTGACGAGAGGTATAGCCCGTAAGGGCTAAAGCCGTTTCATCGATAAGTTCTGAAAAAAGTGTCACGATGTAATCCTCGATGCTGCTGCCGCTTCGCCATACCCGGTCACGCCAGCAAGAGCGTTAAGAACGCCGGGAGTATCTAGGTAGAAATTCTTACCACCATTGCGGTATGCATAAATAGCATTGAGCGCATCAATGGTACGAGTGTAAGGCTTGCCTGTTACGTTAAATGCCCACTTGGATGCGGCACCGGCAATATCAAGCTGTGGCACTGAATTAGTGATGGTTCCTGCCAAACGGTTCAAATGATAAACTACTGTCCTACCATCATCTATTGCCATTTACTTGCCTTTCGCTGGATGGGTTTTATGCCACTTCTTAACCGCAGCCACGCCAGCGGCAACGGTCTTTACATCTGCTTTTTTAGTCAGATCAATTTTCTTGAATGTTGTCTTCTTTGAATTGGGATGATTGACAATTACATCCCCATTACTGGCGCGTATGACAACATGCTTCTGGCCACCAATGGTGACCGAATCAGATACAGCCTGCTTTTTAGCGCCGGTCTGCTTTACTTTGCCGGCCAAGTTACTGTACCGCCAACGCCCTTGTATCCACCCTTTGGGTCGATGTTTGGCTTGCCGTTTAGTTCGTCAGTTGAAACGCTGACTGCGTTGTTGTTGCATCCACATGACATGCACATATTACTTACCACCCTTTTTCTTAGGCATTGCTACCTTCTTGAGATTTGGATTTGCCTTCTTTGCTTCTGGGCTTGCCTTGCGTGTTGAAGATGCAAGGATCGCTCCTGCGCTCTCCATTGATACGCCAGACTTTTTAGCAATCGACTTTTGGGCGGCCTTAAAGCCCATGCCCTTTTTTGCTGCTGCCATTAGATTACTCCCACTTCTTTCATTACCTTGGCCTTGTGCTTGGTAATCTGCTTTGCGGCAGGCATTGTGCCTGCATCAAAGGCTACGCCTAGCGTGTCGCTAGCTGCCTTTGCTTCATTAACTGCCCGCATAGTTGTGCCTGCTGGCTGAATACCTTGTGATCGAGCAGCCGCATACGCATCTAATTCAGCGTTCCAACTTCTCTTGTTCATTGTCTTGTTGCCTGCTGCATCACCGGCATTGGTATGGATGTTTGCATCCTGCAAGCAATCGATATATGTTTCGTGGTTCTTTTCTAAACAACCAGAACGGCAGTTATCTCCGAGTGCCATGTTTCTCCTTGGCTTGTCTAAAGAATTTCAAATTGCGTAAGACTCGATCATTTTCTTCGCCATTGGCTTTGCTAGCGGCAACGGCAAAGGTAATTGCTTCATCTATAAAACCTAGTTCCCACGAGGCGATGCTTGCCAGATCGTAGGCTTTCCAGTTCCAAACAGAAGCGTCATAACAATGATGAACGCTACGCGGACATTCGATGGCCTTGATTGCAGCATCTAGGCATTGCTGCCAGCACTTGTTGCGATAAGCATCTAGGGCTACTGAGAACCAAGGCTCACCCTCAGTAGGAAGGATCTGCACTCCGCGATCAACCCATTTGGTTGACTCTTCGGCTTTGCCAAGATAATGCGCAGCTTCTGCTGCCCACCGACAGGTGGCAGCCTCTTCAACATTCCATCCGCCAAGTTCCATGCGAGCGTTGGCTGCGGTAAGTACATCTTCCCAGCGACGGTAAAAGTAATACTCGCGAACCATATAAGTCCACGCACGTGGATCTGTTGGAAACTCTTTAACACACATCTCAAGCATGGGCAGATACTGCCCGCGAGATTTGTTTTCATCTGGCTTGTGGCTGATGATCGCGTTATTAATAGTGCAATACTTTGGCGTTCCTTCGCCATAGTAAATGGCTACTTCGTGAATTGGATATTTCCAGTACCACCCATGGCGGGAATGGATCTTATCTTTCTGCCATTTGCTGCCAGTATCAAATGTTACCCAGCCAGCCTGTGCCGTTGGATCCCACTGCTTGCGCAGTTCCTTAAAAAAGTTCTTGTGGATAACTTCGTCCATATCCACAAAAACACAAACATCTACGTCCGCTGGTATGAGCGCAAGAGACGCGTTCCGCGCCACATCAAAACGCCAAGGCCTAACACTAATATCGTGAACAGTAACACCCAGTTCGCGTAGCTTTTCTTGTGTGCCATCGGTTGATCCTGTATCTGCTACTATCCGGTAATCAGCGCCTTCGGCGGCCTTTGCCCACCTTTCGGCATGGAGAATTTCATTTAGCGCAATAGCGTAAACGGCAATCTTCATTCGTTGCTATTGTATCACATTCCGCCAAGCATGAGTATATCCCAAAGGTTTGCCGCGCCTGTTGCGCCAGTGTTACCTGTCAAACCAGTTGCTCCTGTATTACCTGTGTTGCCGGTATTACCCTGAACGCCTGCTGAGCCTTGCGGTCCTGTAGGTCCCGTAGAACCTGTAAAGCCAGTCGCACCTGTAGCACCATTGGTTCCGTTGGTACCATTAGTGCCAGCCGCTCCAGTAGGTCCTGTAGCCCCTGTAGGGCCTGTAGAGCCTGTAAAACCAGTAGGTCCAGCAACTGTGCTATTGGCACCAGTTGCGCCTGTAGCGCCCGTTGCACCCGTATTTCCGGTGTTTCCTTGTGGGCCTACGCCGCCTGACTGGGCAAAGGTAATGTTGTCGGTACCGATGATGATGTAGCCATTGGTTCCTGTGCCGACATTGTTCTGGATCCAGTTGGTAGCTGCGTTGGCTGTGCCAGTAGTTACGAAGAGAAAATCGCCATACTCGACCTGACCAGCAGTTGAGTTGTCGTAATCAGTAGCGCGGGTGAGGATATAAGCAACGCCAAAGCCGCCTTGAGTGGTAACTGTGTAAATACCATTTTGAGTCTGAGTTGTTTGATTCTTGACTAAAATTCTATCGCCAACAGTAATGTTTGTTCCGTCAATAGAACCACGTCCATTTGATGTGGCTGTTAATTTAGCGCCAACTCCATAGCCACCACCAGCATCTGCCGAACCTGCGGTATAAGTGGTAGCAAGGTTGGCTGTTGTGGCAAGGCGAGCAGAAGCGTGAGCGTTGTTAGAGGCAAGTGGCCCAGTCGCACCTGTGGCACCAGTAGGTCCGGTAGGACCGGTCAAACCTGTCATGCCAGTGTTACCTGTTAAGCCAGTGTTTCCTGTGTTGCCCTGTGTGCCTGTAGGCCCTGTAGGGCCAGTTACGCCAGTCATTCCAGTCATACCTGTATTACCAGTTAGACCAGTCATGCCTGTATTACCAGTGTTGCCTTGTGGACCAGCAGCGCCTTGCGCTCCAGTAGGCCCTGTAGGGCCTGTGCTGCCCGTAAAGCCTGTGAAACCAGTTGCCCCGGTGT